TGAGCTGGTAGTCGCGGCATTCGAGACTTACCGCTAATGTCGTGCGCCGGCGCTGTCCCTTCCGCGCCGAATAAAGCGGCAAGATAGGCACGCTTCACCGCAACGTCGCCATTGATGATCCAGTCCGGCACTAGAAAACTCTGTCGAACCTTAGCGCCGATCGGCACGCCAAAGTCGGCGAGATAGCGACAGTCGCTCTCGCCGAGCTGAATCTGATAGCCGTCTTTCAAATGCGCCGCAGATGTCTTCTTTGAACAAACCGTGACGCCGTCACAAAGACCAAGCGATTGAAGATCGCTCAAAATCGCCTTTAGATCATCTCGCTCATTGCTGTAGAATGCACCCTGCATTCTAGGGTAGAGCGAAATTGAGCCATCTCGCTTTGTGTATTTAGAATGAGAAAGCACGATCGTGCCGTCGCCGGTCATATAACCAACAAGCGCAGCAAGCTTCTCGTCGCCGGTGCGCGGCGCGTAGAGTGTAGGCGAAATCTCGATACGCTCAATCTCATCAAGCGCGATCTTATGAGGCGTCAGCACGGTGAACCTTGAATTTATGATGTGCGCTGGCTGAGATGATCTCGCCAGTCTCCAGTATAACGTCACAAATTATTTTGCGCCCCGTTTCACCGATACGCAATACGCTTGTTGGAATTCTTTCGCCGTCGGGTGTAATATGGATTAGTTCGTCACCAAAACGAATATCCCGAATAGCCTTAACTTCACCATTCCACATGCGAACTTGCGTCTCAAGCAGATGACACGCCTCGAACTCCTGACGGAACGACTTTTCATCCATATCGCCGCGGGCCGCTTCGATTTCTTCGGGCGGGATGAACGGCGAGGTGATCGTCGGGAACTGCCAGCTTCTCCAGGGATTGACCCGCCAGATCTTCTCCTTGCGATCGAAATAGTTGTCGCCGCGCTGGCCGAGCATGTAGACGTCGTAGAGCCAGTTGAAGCTCTTCGGGGTGCCGATGATGATCGCGTCGCCGCCGGTCGAGGCCAGCGTCGCGCGCAGCACCAAATACCAGGTGTCGGGCCGCACGTCCTGCGCCTCGTCGATCACGACCAGGTCGAGAGCGGTGCCGCGGAGCGTATCCGGCTTGTCGGCGCCCTTGCACTCGATGATCGTCCCATTGGCGAGGAAGATCGTCATCAGGGTTTCGTTGATCTTGACGATCAGCCCGCGCGGGATCGTATCGATCAGCTCGCGCCACATAATGCCGCGCGCCATTCGATAGGTCGGCGCGACGTACCAGATGAGTTTCTTGGGCTTGCGGGCAGCGATCAGAATCGCATTGCGGGCACAGGCGGTCTTTCCCCATCGGCGGCCGGCGACAATGACGCGGAAGCGCCGACGATCATTTAGAACCGTAGCCTGGCCGGAATGCACGAATAGACGCTTGGCGTCAGCGCGCAACGCCCCGCGAAACGCGCGCCAAGCGACCTTTTCAGCCTTCATTGCAGCCGACAGAGCCATTAGCTCTCTTCCTCGATCACATCGTCGTCGAGGGAAGGAAGTTCCTCATCGTCGTTCTGCTGGCTCTTGCGCGCCGCAATGATCTCGTCGTCGCCCATGTAGCGAATGTCGATCTGCGGCAGCTCCTTCTCATCGATCTGGTCGTCGATGCCGAGCAGGCGACGCATCGCTTCATCGATCACGACGATGGTGCGCGCGGCGCCATTCGCCTCTTTTACCGTCGGCCCGACGCCGCCGCTGGCGAGGTCTTCGCGCCAGTGCTTCTGTCGAACACCTTCAATTATCATGGCGCTACGGAGCTGAGCGTAAGCCGAAAGCTTGTGCTCCTCGATGTATTTGAGCCGGCGATCGGCGAAAGTCTCCTTGATCTCAGCTTCTTTGGAGGCCGCGGCCGCGGCAACTTCGGCCTCGCGCGCGAGCTTTCGGCAAGCGAAGGTGATCTTCGCCTGGCGCAGGAGTTTCGAGACGTATTGAACGGAGATGCCGAACTTTAGAGCGCAGGCGCTAGGCTTGGTCAGACCCTCTGCGACCTGGTCACGGATCCACTGACGGTCCGCAGGGGTGGTTTTGCCCATCCCGGCGACAAAGACGCGCTTCTCCTCTTCCGGAGCCGCAGCGATCTCTTTTTCGAGCTCCGCGTCATCGGAAGCTGATACGCTCTCCGCAAGCCCTTCCTCTTCACTCATAACAAGTCCAATCAAAACTGACTGATGATAACACATCCCGGAGGGTGTCCATGTCCGTCCTCTCAATACTTACTAATAACTGTTAGTGATTAGTAGTTAGTACTTATTGAGAGGCTGGACGCGGATTGTTAGAATTCCGCGTCCGGAATGGGCTTGAAACGCCTATAGGCGGCCGGGGTTGGTTTGATGAAGCACTTCATTCCCGGCTTCTCTGGTCCATGATTCTTACCGTAGACCAGTTCCACGGCGCCGTGATCACGCAAATAGCGTAGGGAGCAGCTAATTGCGGCCTTAGATACCTTCGGACCATAGGATAGCGCCGCTTTCAGCTCGTCGAGCGACGGAATCTGCCCCTTACCGAGAAAATTGAAGACGGTGCGAAGGATCTCGGCCTGTTTGTCCGTCGGGTCGAAGTTGTCGAGACTGCTCATGAAAGTACCAGGGGCTCAGTTGGGGGTTGGCGATCGAAAGTGTTCAGTGCGAGCTCTGCGGGAAGCGCCCTACCCCGGTCCGGGTTCTTGAAGACGCCGTACATCGGGCTGGCGAGCACCATCTGCTGGATGTTCTTGATCAGGGCGTGATCCGTCATGCCGTCGACGCGGGATGTGCCCTTACCCTTGTTGACGCCCGTCTTCTCCATGTGGGAGTGGCGATAATAGAAGGTCCGGCACTCGGCGATGAGCTTTTCGCGCTCCAGACCGGTCTTGGAGCTGAGCTCGTCGACGATCGCCTCGTAATCTTGCGGGCTGGCGACGAAATTCTCGCGGAAGAAGCGAATCCCGACGTCGAATTTGTTGGAATTCAGCGGTGTCACGAAGCGAAAGCCGGCCTTCTGACCAAAATGGTTGAATTTCGACATAGACGACTGAATCTCCATGAAGGTGTTGCCCTCCATGCGTGCGACCAGATTCATCATCCGGTAGCCGCAGCCAATGCCGCGGTACATCGTGTCGAACACGAAGCGACCGATGACGCGAAAGTTGTCGTTGATGAAGACGTAGCGCTGCGTGTTGACGATCTTGGTGTCGCCGCCTTTGGGCTTGAGCTTTGGGAAGGCGATGTGGCGCTCCTTCAGAAGACCCTTGGGCAGCCCGGTGACGATGACGCCGATGGTCTCGCCATGTAGCGTGGTCTTCCAATATCGGGCTCCCATCGGGATGCCCTCGGCCTTGTAGTGCAGGTGATGCAGCAATTCCCAGTCGCTCTTGTCGCCCCTGCTGACGATCATGTCGTCTAACAGCGAGAAACGAGCGCTGGGGTGCATCCGTCGTTCGAGACGTGCATCGCAAGCCCCAGACTCGAGATACTCGTCAGTGAGCTTCTCTGTGAATGTCACGGCAGCGTGCGCCGATCGATGAAGAACTCCACGTAGAGGGCATAGCCGCCGCGGAAATAGAGCCACAGCCGGCGCCCACTCCATTCGGGGTGCGGTTCCAGGTACGGATTGATACGACACGAGGTCATCGCCATGATGCGCGGCATCGACTTCGCGCCATGATGCGTCCCCTCACGCTCCCAGTGAGAGAGGCTTCCGTTGATCTTCAGGGACCAGCGGCGTCGCTTGATTAGGGTGATCACAGCGCGCGTATCTCCTCTACTTGACCGCAGTGAACGCACAGCCGTGGATAGGTCTGGTTCATGGATCGCGAATAGATGTGTCGACCGCCCTGCCCCGAGCACTCCTTCGATTCGGCCTTCTTGAGCCGGATCTTCTCGCGAAAGTGCTTCGTCACCATTAGAGTCGGCGCGAGCTCCATCTCGAGATCGGTGTGCGTGGTAGCGACGATCAGGGTCTTCTTGAGGGCTCGGGCGACCTTCTGGATATTGAAGGCGATGATTCGGGCTGTCACGCGATCGAGCACGGCGCCGAACTCGTCAGCGACCCAGACGTCGTGCCCTTTAGACATCAGTGAGGCGAGCTTCAGCCGATAGCGTTGACCATCGGAGAGCTCCGAAGGCTTGCGCAGATAGAGATAGGCGTCCGAGATCCCGGCCTTGGCGAGGAAGTCGGCGGCGATCGTCGTCGTCTCGCCGAGCAGGTCGATGACCGGTTGATTCCCCAGCTCGATCTTGTCGAGGTCGGCGACGGTTAGCCCGCCGGCGCGCATCTGAGCGGCCAGATCCTTCAGCAGGAGTGACTTCCCGGAGCCGGACTGACCGGTGATGTAGACGACGTCGCCAGCGTTCACCTCGATCTCGAAGTGATCGTAAACGATGAACTCCTTCTCGGAGAGTCCGAGCCCGAAGCCTTCGGCGATCTCCAGCACGCGCGGGGTGCGCTCGACGGAGGTGGTGAATCGCTTGTCGACGACGTATTTCATCAAACCGGCTCGTTTTCGATGTCGTTGATGACTTCCGCGATCGTCGGATAGGATGCCCGAGCCCAGAACTTCAGGTCATCTTCGATCAGAAAGAGGCCGCCGAGGAACTTTATCGCGGTGTGAACCGGGTCAGGCTCTCTCGCCGGCAGCCCCGTCCAGCGCATGAATCCGCCAGATTTCTGGTTCCACGAAATCATGGCGATACCGGTCAGTTCGCCGGCCTCCGCCATCTCGAGCGCGTTCTTCAGCGCGTCGATGAGAACGGAATCGGCCTCCTTCACAGCGCTTGGCTCGATCTGCGGGTCGACATAGGGGATCGGCATGATCTTCTGGCCAGCTTTGAAGTTGATCACGTTATCATTGGACATCAATCAATCCTGATTTATCAGTTACTTCGCGGAAATCTTGATCTCGTCGAAATAGGCCATCAGTGCGAGCGCACCGGTCTTGCCGGTGTCGACTTCGATCTGGGTCATGAACGCCTTGACGCGCCGGCTCTGCGCGATCGTGAATCGCTTGAAGCCGAACGCCTTGGCGAGCGGTGCGTCCTGCTCGTCGACCAGGGCCTGCTTATCGGCGTTGGTCGTCTTCTGATGTTCGACGGCGCTCGAAATATCGTCAATGAAGGCGCTTTCGTCGAGCTCGCCGATCTTGTCCTGAAGGAATGCCAGCTCTTGCTCATTGAAATTGAGCGAAAGCAGGTCGTAGCCGAGATCCTTGAGGTCGTAGATTTCGGTCTGAATCATCTGGGTGTCGTAGTCGGTCGAGGCAGCCCGGTTGTCGGCCAGGCGCAGGGCGCGCGTCTCGGCATCGGAGATGTCGAGCACCAGCGCCGGGACCTTCTTCAGGCCCATCTTGATCGCCGCCAGGCGTCGGCCATGGCCGGCGATGATTGAACCGGTCGTCTTCTGAATGACGATCGGCTGCGTCCAGCCAAACTGCTGGATCAGCTTGATCAGCCCGTCGATCTGCTCATCGGAGTGCTTCTTGGCGTTATTTTCGTACGGAACGAGCTTGGCGACGTCCCAGAGTTCGATTGTGCCGTTGTCGGGAATCTTGGACGTCATGTCAGTCTCGCGATTTGGAAAGGAAGCTGTCGGCGTAGGGGTCGAGTTCCTCGACGGTGCCCTCGAAGTTCTCGCCAACGCCGCAGTCACCGCAGGCTTTATTGGTGTTTCCGGGCTTGAAGAACTTGCACTCCGGGCAATCGTCGAAGCGCGGCTCGGTGGCGGCAGTGATCTTTCGACGGGCCTGGCGGCGGGGCTTACTCATCGTCGAGTTCCGACGTCGTGCTCGTAAGAAGCAGGTGGACGAGTGCGTCGCCGGCGTTGGTTAGCTGGTCGGAGGCGGTGTAGCCGTGGGCCGTCTCGATACGCGCGATCAGCTCGGTGATGCGCTCGGAATCGGCCAGCGGCACCTTGAAGCGCATGATGGCGTGGGTCTTGGGGACTTTCGCGATCGGCAGTTCAGGTTCTCGCTCCTGCTCTTCCTTGCCGTCGAACTTCCCATCAATGCCCAGCTCATCCAGGTCTATAGCTTGAGAACTGAAGATCGATGTCAGGTCATCATTGTCATACGGGAGGAAGGATTGGATCTCGTTTTCGTTGCCCAGCTCTTTGAGCAGCACGGCCAGTGCCAGCGTGTCATCGGCGCCGTACCGAGCGTTGTCCGCGAGGGAAATCTCTTTCGCTTCCTTGTCGCTGATCGGCCCCAGGTTGAAGATCGGGATGCTGTCGAGTCCGACGCGGACGGCCGACTGAGCCCGATGTTCCCCGCCGATAATCTCGAGACCGATCGCGAACGTGCCGCCATCCTCGATCTCGATCTCCCGAACGACGACGGGCTTGAAGCACCCGAACCGGCGGATTGAAGCGTCGAGCTTCTGCTCAACCGCAGGTGACATTCGATTCGTATTCCAGGGATTTGGCAGTAGCGCGGCTGGATCCGCAGATTGGGCTTTGGACACAAGCAATCCTGTGTTAGATAAACAGTCAAGACTGATTTACCACAACAGAGCGAAATAGCAAGTGGCTTTCGAAAAAACGAAAAGCATCAAACTCGCCGCCAATTGCGTTATCGCTAGGCTGATCGACGCCCCAAAGGAGGTTATCGACCTGGTGGCCGAACTGCTCTCCTATCGGGTCGAGGGCGCCGAATTCATGGGAACGACGAACTGGAGTGGCCGATCGAGCTTCTACTCGCGCCGAAATGACACCTTCCCGGCTGGCTTCGTCTATCTTGTCCACGCCGAACTGAGACGCCGCGGCTATGCTGTCCAGATCATCATGCGGCCGCATGTCGAGCCGCTGGGGCCTGCGTCGCCAATCGTCGACGAGTTCGGCAACGACAATCCTGACTACGATTTCCAGATGAAGGCGCTGGCGCAGGTCGAAAAGCATGGTCGCGGCATCGTTCAAGTCGCCACCGGCGGCGGCAAGTCGAAGATCGCCAAGCTCGTCGCCGCGCGCTATCGCCGGATGACGATGTTCCTGACCACCCGCGGCATTCTGCTCTACCAGATGGCCGATGGCTTCAAGTCGGCCGGGATGAACGTCGGGATCATCGGCGACGGGGTCTGGAGCCCTGTGCGCGGCGTCAACTGCGGCATGGTGCAGACCTTCATCGCCAGGCTCGAGGAACCCGATCTCAACGCCGAGATTCGCGCTCTGGTTAAATCTCACGCTTCAGCCAGCGCCAAGGCCGAAAAGAAGGGGTTGCCGCCGCCGGCGACGCCGAACCGCGCGGCGCTGGTCAAACTGGCTACCGCCAAGTTCGATGAGAAGACCAAAACGCTTGCCCGCCACGTCAAGCTGCTCGAAATGGTCGAGGTGGTGATCGGCGAAGAGGCGCATGAGGCCGGCGGCGACTCCTATTACAAGATCCTTCGCCACTGCAAGAATGCCTCGATTCGGGTCGCTCTGACCGCAACGCCCTTCATGCGCGACGACGCCGAAGACAATATGCGGCTGATGGCGGCGTTCGGCCCGGTGCTGATCCAGGTCTCCGAGAAGCTGCTGATCGATCGTGGCGTTCTGTCGACCCCGAGCTTCAAGTTTCACGTCAGCAAGGCTCATCCCAAGCTGCATCGCACCTCGCCCTGGCAGCGCGCCTATCAGCTTGGCTACATGGAAAATCGCTTCATGCACCTCGACATTGTTGCCGAAGCGAAGATGGCGGCTGAACGGAAGCTGCCGGTAATGACGCTGGTGCAGCGAACCGATCATGGCGATGTTCTCAGCATGGCGATGCGCGACGCCGGGCTGCGGGTCGAGTTCATTCGTGGCGACAATGATCAGGTCGAGCGCAAACAGGCGCTCCGGCGTCTCGCCAAAGGCGAAATTGACGTTCTAATCGGCACTACGATCTTGGATGTTGGCGTCGACATGCCGGCGATCGGTCTGGTGCAGCTCGCCGGCGGCGGGAAGGCCGAGGTGGCGCTCCGGCAGCGTATAGGCCGCGCCATGCGTCGGAAGAAGAAGGGGCCGAACGTCTGTTTCGTTACGGACTACTCCGTTGAGCTCAATGAGCACCTCAAAGGGCATTCTCAGACCCGCAGAGCGATCATCGAAGCAACTCCTGGCTTTGGAGAACGAATTATCCCCAAGGGCGGCGATCATTTTTGGCGTCTGTTCGACAAAGTCACTGCTTAGGGATCGATTTGCGCTATATACGTCTGTATGAACACACGTCATGTCGATGCCGTACACTTCTTTGACAGTCGCGGGGTATCCACGATGTCATTCGACTTCCTTTTGAGAGAGAAAGTTCGTCTTGAGAAGGAGGTTGAGCGTCTTACACGCCTTCTTGACGCCAACCAGCGTCGTCAACGTGCCGAACTCGACGAAAGAACCAAGCAGAACTCTTAATTTGTCCACCGAAGTAAGTCAACATTGACTGAGAGAACATGAAATTACCGCATATCATCTCGATTAGTGGCTTCCCTGGCTCCGGGAAGAGCGAAGTTCAACGAATTCTGAAGGATGTCTACGGCGTTCAGCCCATCGATGATGGCGATCCGCTGCGCAAGTTCGCGATTCAGCGCTTCGGCATGTCGCATGACGACGTCTACACTCAGGAAGGCAAGAAACGCTCGACCGACATTCTCGGCAAGAGCTGGGTGAACCGCAAAGCGCTCGGCGAGCTGGGTAACGTGCTCGAGGCGACCTTCGGCGCTCACATCATGCCGTTCATGGCGACGCGCAACCTCGACCCCGCTCTCTCCTACAGCTTCGGCAGCGTTCGGCGCGATCAGGGCAAGTTCTACAAGAACATGGGCGGCGTCGCGTTTGGCGTCGAACGTCCTGGCACTCCGCCCACCCCGCACGAGTTCGATCAGTTCGACCGGTCCGTGATCGACTGCTGGGTCATCAACGACGGGACGCTCGAGGATCTGGCGCAGTCTGTCGCCCTCATCCTCGAAATGCTGCAAGACCCGAACGCTCTCAGCTCAAACATTCGGCTGGTCGCGTGAAAGAGCGCTTCAAGCCTGAGCCGGTCGGCAACTTTCTGGTGCTGGTCGGCTTCTTCGCTCTCTGCGGCCTCGCCTGGCTGCTGATCGACAGCATGAATCAGATCGCCGCCTGCCTGCACTAGGCGCCTCTTCCCGAATCTGGTAGCGAATCTCCGACGCCCGATATTCGGGACTTCGCGAAGTGGGCTCGGGGACCGATCATGCTCAGCATCGCCTGCCTCTCCCAGAAGGGAGGCGTCGGCAAGTCGACGATCGCTCGACTGATTGCGGTGTCATTTGCCGCATCCAAATGGTCGGTGAAGATCGCCGACTTCAATCTCAAGCAGAAAACCTCATCGAATTGGGCCGCCACGCGGATGAAGGCCGGCGTCAAGCCGACCGTCGCCGCGGAGGCGTTCGCCAGCGTCAAGAGCGCGCTGGCGCAGGAAGCGCTCTACGACCTGATGGTGTTCGACGGGCGCCCGGATAGTGACACCGGCTCGCTGGAGATCGCCAAGGCCGCAAACTTGGTTATCTGCCCGCTCGGCGTCAGCCTCGACGATCTCGAGCCCCAGATCGCCTTCGCCGCGGAGCTGCGCGCCAAGGGCGTGCGGCGGGATAAGATTCGCTTCCTGATCAACAATCCCTACGACAGTTCCCTAAGCATCGAGGAAGCCAAGGAACTGATCGCTTCGGCTGGCTTTCAGACCTTTGGAGAGATTCTGCCCGGCCGGCTTAGCTATCAGCAGGCGCAGAACTTCGGGATGGGCGCTACGGAGACGAACTTCTCGTCGCTGAACGCGCGCGCGGCCGCGCTCGCCGCCGAAATATCCGAGACGCTTGGGCTCTTGACCGATGGAGATTCAAAATGAACGACGAGGTCAGCACTGAACACCCGGCCGAACCAGAGAAGAGGGGCATTCGCCCGCCACCGCGCCGGCGCAGCTTGCTCGAGGCGCGCGAACGGGTCGCTGAACAGCCGGCGCCCGATCATCTGGCGACGCCAACCGACGGCGGCTATCGCAATTTCGTCGATCTCGGCTTCAAGGTCGAGCCCTGGTTCAAGCGCCGCTACGCGATCGAGGCGGCCTTCCGCGGTCTGAGCAAGAAGGATCTGATGCTGGCCTGCTTCCAGGCGTTTCTGGATGCAAACGGCGGGACGATGGAGAAGGCCAAAGCCGACTCAATGGTCGGCGACTAGACGCTTCTGCCAGTAGAGGGAGTGCTCGAACGCCCAGCGCGTCATCGGGTCGAACAGACGATAGCCGCATGCCATCAGATTGTTCGAGGAATGAACGTTCTCGGTCGTATCGGAGACCATGCGAATGAGGCCAAGCGCGCGGGCCTTCTCCTCACGCACGGCGATCAGACGCTTCTGGAGGCCATAGCCGCGAGCCCGTGGCATGACGCCCGAGCGCGCTAGATAGCCAGCGCCAGGCGTCGCGGCGGCGCGGCGCAGGCAGCAGAAACCAACCGGGGTGTCATCGTCCCACACGACCCACCAGTAGCCCTCCTTGAGCGACGGGCAGTCGATCTCGTCGCCGAAGCATTCCTCGTGTATATCGATGATCGCGAGGCGCGTGAGCGACTGGCGACAGTCGGCATGACGGATTGCGAATGTTGGGGCTTCAACGAGCGACATAGATCACCGGCGCTTCTTGGCTTTGGACTTCTTGGCTTTGGACGGCGCCTCGAGATTTCGGATGTCGAAATGAGCGATGTCACCGCCGGTGGCTGAGTCGCAGAGTGAGGCGATCTCGATCGCTTTTGTTGCCGATGCGCCCATATGCATCGCGGCGTATGCCGCTTCCATGCCCGAGCCGCCGGCGATGAATTCGGCGGTCACTTGCCGCCATGCGCCATTTTCGATCGAGAAAATTCTGCCATCCCACTGGGCGACAAGAATCAGAATGTCGTCGCATCCAGAGAATCTGAAGACCTCGCCTGAGATCCAGGGTAGCGCCGACAAGGACTCCATCCCGCGAACCACGTCGAGTGCATCGGCGAGCGCGCCGCAAACACCGTAGACGACGCCGTGGCGCTGGCTAACGATGAGCTTTCGAATCGCCTCCGGCACGATCACCGAACTGACCGTCGCTCTGGAGTCGGCGGCGATGATGCCGTCACGAATTGCGAGCGTGGTCATTGGATCTCTCAGCTAGGAGGGCGCGGATCTCTCAGGCGGGAAAGGCGTGGTGAACGGCCTCGCAGGGCGTGCCGAGCGTCTGGGCGACGACCACGGCGGCAGCAGCGTTCGGGTAGCGCAGCGCGATGTTGACGTCGGCCCCGAAGGCGGTCCCGTTCCACCAGGCCGGCACGAAGACCGGTACGGCGGGCTTGGCGCGAAGTACCCAAGCCATCGTGACGTTGGAGTGATGCGCCGGCGCGCTCGAGGTCGCGGCTGCGGCTGCTTCTGCCGCGGTGGGAGTGTGCTCGGCGACCTTGAAGTGAGCGGCAGGGGTAGCCGCAGCGATCGCTCCCGTCGCGCCGGCGTTGCTCGTTGCATAAGCAGGACCGGTCGAGCCCGTCGCGCCGCCACCCCCGCCGCCAGCCAGGGTCGCACCCGTCGCACCCGTCGCACCCGTCGCAC